TTCAACATCATCATATATAATGCACCAGCATTATATAAATCAACATATGATGTCACGTCACTTATAGCAGCAGCAGCATTATTAAATAATCTATGCATCGGTTTTGTAGAAATAAATGGACAAATAAACTCTACTGGTTGATTATCTTTCATATCTAAAGTACATGATCCCTGTGCTTGTGAAAGATAACACATGAAATTGTTCCGAATATCTGTACTAAATACATTATTTATCAAATAATTCACAACAGTTTCATTTATTTTATCATATGGCTGATAGGATACGAGTAACTTTCCATAATGAAATGGAGTACCCGATATATGTACCTTAATATGTAAATTACCTCGAATAAATGCATAATTTCTTAATTTTGCACGTACTGCGGGATTTAGAGTATATAAATCCCAGACTCGCAAAAACGTATCAAGATTATTACCTAACACTAATGGACTCTTAAATATTTGTATAGGACGTGAAAAGAAATCATCAACTCTTAATAAATTCTTTTGACCTTGTTTGGTATTAAACGTACTTCCTGTCATTTTAATCTCTGGTTGAAATCCAGCGACATCTATAACATTTTCGTGATGTTCCTCACTACTATTATCAATAGCACCTTCAGTCATCGCATGTACTGTACCAGATTCTATAAACAATCCATTAAATTCTCTTGCTTTAACTCTATCAATTATCTTAAGTGTAATTTCCAAATCAGCAAGACCACTCAAATATAATATACGATCATCAACAGACTTACGTAAACCTGAATTTAACGTAGGTACCACTGCCTCACGCAACTGATATATGTTAAGACCATCCACTACAGCATTCCCTGATCTTAAATCCTCATTTTCCTTGAGGTCATCTAAAGTTTTAATATATAATTCATCTAACTTTGTAAGTCCTTTTATAAGAGACATAAATGACTTAGTCTATGTCAATATAAGTGCTTTATACTTTTATTTTTATTTTACTTGCACATGGGCACGGTGATACGTATAACACCTGGTAAATACCATCCCAGAAGCGTATTAGATTAAAACTTGCACTAGTTTTATCTCATCATAACGCACAGTTTAATGTCTTGCCGGACATAAGAGGACCTAATATTCTAAGTCCTCAATAATTTGTTCTCTCCCTTTCGGAAAGGTAAAATGTATACCAAAAGTATCCGAAAAAATATTCTCCATTTCTTTGCAAAAGGGTATAAATGCATTTGCTTTTAAATGGAAAAACATTTCTAGTTGTGCTGATACCATTGTGTCACGTAACTGAATTATCTGACTAACTGACTTTGATGGAATATACCATTGTAATGATTTCACAATACTATCTACCTCAAGGGGTGGAATATAACGATTAAATTCTTCTGAATAAATAAAATATCTCTTTAAGAAAGTTGCTTCTTCAGGCATCACAAATTCTTCTAATGGTTGTCCCTTCTTGGCACTAGTGAATTCTATTCCAAATTCCTCAATACATATTCTAGCATAACTATGATTATTAAACAATGAAGTAACATCTTTCTTAACTGACGCTAATAAATCATCACCATACACATAGGGCAAGACATAATCAAAAAACTTCAAGTTTGGGAATAATGAATAAAAACCTGTCATAAGCATAATTAAACCCTTTAATGAATTATCCTCTGCAGTTGCATATTTGCCTGACGGTTGTAAGCCAGGTGCTAAAAACACATCACTATCAACAGCAATAGTAGGAAATAAACCTTCTGTCAATAATGATCGCACAACTTGAAGAGAATCGGAATTATAACCACATTTCCTCAAAACCTCATGTAATATGGTATCAGCAGACCAACCTATCTCAATCGGCATCTTTAAGTCAAAATTTTTATAATCACCTTCCATAATGAACTCTGAAAATTCTTTCAATTTTTTAAAGAGTTTATCTGCTTGTTTATATATATTTATACCAACCATAATACCGAGATTATCACCGAATTCTACAAGATGAGAATAGATTGAGCCTAAAAACATTCTAGACAACACTATATATTCTA